GCATCTCTTTCCTTTTGTTTCTTTTCCTCATCTTTCTTCTTCTGCTCCTCATCAAACTTAGTATTGATGGCATCTACATCTTTGTTGTATCCTTCTAATACTAATAAACGATTTGCATTGAATTCTTCTTCAATTTTAGCAGTATCTTTATTACCAGCCTTTAAAGCTTCTGTTATCTTAGCTTGTTTTGCTTTTTCTAATGCAGCTAAATCAGTATTAAGTTTCTCACCTCTTTTGTATATCTCTTTATCTCTATCTTCTAATCCAGCTAAGTAAGCTTCAGTTACAACTTTATTACCAGCCTCAATATCCTTTACTCTTTGTTCAGCAAGTTTCTTTTCTTCCTCCCTTCTTTTAGCAGCCGCTTCTTCTCTTTTCTTTTTAGCTTCTTCAGCTGCTTTCTTTTCAGCTTCAGTTAATCTCTTAGCACCTTCAGTAAATGCAGTAGAACCAGCTTCAAATCCAGTCTTAACACCCTCTACTACTGCAGTTCCAATTCCTGTACCTAACTGCTTTACATTACTAACGGTAGTTGTTACACCTTTTTTAACGGCATCAAATGCGGCAGTAGCTCCTTTGGCAACTCTATCCCAATCAAATGTAAATACACCAGCGATAACATCACCAGCTCCTTTAGCAACTCCTATAAGAGTGTTAAAGTTGTTTACTAATGTGTTAATTATAAATCCACCTACTTCTTTTAATGTACCAAATAATGCGGTAAATACTCCTGAAAGAACACCTACGGTCACAGACAATCCTTTCATTACCTTTTCATTCTCCAACAATCCAATTACTAAATCAGCAAATAGCATTGCGATTGGCTCTATTACAGCGAATAGACCATTCATTATCTTTTCAAATGCTTCGGTGATTTTGTTTAACTTAGCTTGTCCTTCTTCAGTTCTACTTAGGGATTCTTTAAATGCAGCAATAGCACCAATAATCAAACCAACAGCTCCTAATGCTAATTTAAATCCTAAACTGAATTTGTTTAATCCTTCGTTAAAACCTTGAATAGCTCCACCCACTTGTCCGATAGGACCAGGCAATGCTGCTAACTGGTCATCAAACTGACCGGCTTGGAAGTTTACTTTATCTTGCGCATCATTTAATTCATCTAATTTACTTCTTAGTTTCTCAAATTCTGCACTACCCTGTTTACCTTCATCGGCAAGTTTCTGCAATTCAACAGTGGTTTCTCTGATTTGTCCTCTTAGTGATTTAAACTTACCACCGGCACCTTCAGCATCATCCCCTAATTGCTTAACTTCTTCACCACCAGTTACTTCGGTTTCAACTACTACATTATATGTTGTTGTATTATCGGCCATGCCACATGCGTTTTATTAATTGTTTCACTTGTTTCCATGTATAAGGAATCTTTCTACTACCTTTAGCGAAATCTACATTCTCTGATACACCATAGTAATCTTTCATTACCAAAAGGTCTATTATATTCTTTATCATAGTATTATAACATTTAAGATTGTATATTTAATGAACCCTCTAAGATTGGACCTAATAGCTGGATATTACATTCACCAGTACTTAGGTTGTAATCGTTAATTGCCCTTAAATGGTAATCATTTCCTCTAAATTCAACGATGTCATTCAGTTCCATCTCAAAGTAATCCCCCAAAGGAATAACCGCTGATGCGTTAATTAAACGGGTTCTAGGGTTATACAATAGGTTTACATAACTACTCCAATATTCTGAATATAATGAATTTGTTGGCGTACTACCATATACAGGTTGTTCATTAAAAAATAGAAGGGATTTAGAACCTGTTGTAGGGAATTGTGAACCTGATGGTGCACTATAATTGTCAAAGTATGGAAATTGTGTTGTTTCATGTGTAACACTATCACCATCTATTAAATAATAAGTTTCACAATCAACTTGTCCGTTATAGTAAAGCAAACGAGGTTGTACTCTCGTTGGAGAATAATTCTGGTCAGAGATGTAAGTTGGTATGTAAATTGGTATAATTTGTGACATATAATATATTTTTTTAGATACAATCTCTACATAATCCAGTAAAGCCTGTAAGCACTCCAGTTGGATAACTTATTCCCCAATATTGGCAATTTAAATCATCAATTAACCAATATGCGTTTGATACAACATCAATACCATTAGGGTCATAGTAAAGTGTTACACCATCTTCAATTAATCCAGTTGTTGTCCAAATATCATAGAAAGAGTAACTATAACAATTCTCTCTTGGAGAAGCTGATGTGAAACTTAATCTATAAGAACCAGCATATATTACTGGGTTTCCACTTGGATTTAAACCTGATACTGAACCAGATACACCTGTACCTGCTACTTGCAATAATTGTGTTGATGCTACGGATGTTTTAACTTCAAATTTACCTTGTGAGAAGAAGTTTTCCAAATCGGTATAATATGTTTTACCGAATTCTCTATTTGCAGCTTTACTAAATTGTTGTGAAATATAATCCTGGTCTAATGTATCACCAAAGTTTAATTCGTTTACAGCTAAGTTATTTGCTGGTATTACTTCTAATTTTTCGTTTAGATTGATATATTTGTTAAAATCCCATCTTCTACCTTTATTATACCATTGATTAAATGGTTCTATAATAAATGTGTTTATTTGTGTTTTAGATGGATATATTACTAAATTAAATTTCTTTTGTATAGATGTTATAAAATCAATTTTCTTAATACCTGATGTACCAAATGGCATATTCAAAGGTATATTCATCACTCTACCATCAGCAGCTGCATTTACTTTTGTTACCTGTAAAAATGATTTACTTGTACCCAATGGGTCCATAGTTACAGTTGGTAATGTTCCAGTAGATACATTTGGTCTTTGTTTAATTTGAAAATAATAATTTCCTGCTGGAATTTCACCTGTTGTAAATTCAGTTTGTAATTGATATGTTGAGTTTATACCACCACTTCTACTTTGTTGTAATTCATCAAAGAATTGTATGTAAGATTGTATTGCATTTAATGAATATGCGGTACTACTTCCGGTTTCAATTAAACGATATTGCCATGTTCCATTTTGTGAAAAAGTACCAGGCATATTGTTTACTGAACAACTTACATTAATATTAAGGTTTAATATTCCTCTAAGAGAGCTTGATACTTCTAATCTATATGCTCCGTTATTATAAAAGTTTTGTGGGTCTTCCAATTTGTTATACCAAGGTAGAGTAACAAATGTATCAGCTGGTAATATAACATCTGTCATACCACTACCAGTGATAGCTCCAACTTTAACAACTCCGTATGTTTCTAAATTAACATCACTATAAACTGGATAACGAAGTGCTCTATTACATAATAAATAAATGTCATCTAATCCACCATTATCTATAAATGATGATGAATATGAATATCCAGCTTCGTTAAATATTGCATCTAATACTATCTTTGCTTTAATAGCAGGTTTGAAATCTTGCGTACTTAATGCACCAGCTATATCATCCACACCAAACTGATTAAGATTACCTTTTGTAAATTCTAATCTCTGTCCATATTCTGCTAATGGATATACAATTGAACCAGAGAATAATTCTCCAGCCCAACTTGCTGAAATATTAGTATATGATGATGTGTGATTGTATGCAGATAGTGTAGTTAAATCAGTTAGATAACTTCTATTAATTTCTCTAGCAAAAGAAGATACTGCTCCATAAACTGTTACTTCGTATGAATCAATAAATTTATTTGCAAATACATTTACTTTGTTTAATTGTAAATACCCTTGCGAAAGATATAATCCACCAAAATCTAAATAAGCTGGAACTTTTATGTTTGTAGCGAAAGTATCAGGATTAAATACACTAATATCATAAACATGCTCAAAAAAGGCATTGTTCTTTTTGGTACCCGGCAATGTAATCTGACGAGTAAAATCGGCAGGTATAATACCCAAATCAAATAGACCTGTAACATTATCAGATAGCAAAATGTCTTCATCTTTAAATAAATCTAAGATTGTATCGTTTGCAACTAATTGAAATTGTATTCCTTGTGTACTTAATACTCCCATTATAATATAAGTTTATAACCTTGTCCAAAATCAAAATCAAATCCGTATTGAATAACCTTATCAACAACACCTGTTTTGAATGTTACTGAATCAGTAGCAATTGTTAATGGTGCTAAATCGGTTTGTGATTTAACCCAATATATTTCTTCAGAAACTAACAATTGTTTGAATATTTCATTATAGCTTTCAGGCACCCAATCAGTATTAACTGAAATTGATTGCTTGGAATCTACTATATAATTTAAGTTTGAACTATCGTATTGGTTATAAGATAATGATGTACCAGTCCATGTTCCTAATTGTGGTTGGTAACCTCTTACAGTTGTTGAGAATGATTGACGGTTTACCATATAAAAATCAAACCAATCAAATTGTCCGTATCTATTTTTCCACTTAATTCTTATGTTAGGATACTTCTGCTTACATACCACACCAAAGTATATAGGCGTCCCTAATGCGGTGTTTCCATCAAAAGCCTGAATTGTGTACCACTCGGATGCTGTGCTAATCGGGAAGCCACTCTCTTGAGGTGCCTGTGGGTATTGTTGTACCTGCTCTGAAGATGAAACACTTCCACTTAGGGTAAATGTACCATTTCCTAAAGAACCTGTATAAACTAATTTAGTTGGAACACTACCACCTGTTGTACCTACATAAACACCAGCAGTTCCATAATCCGTATCTAATACTGATTGAGAAACAGGTCCATCGGTCATTAAAGGCCAATGTATAGATTTATTTTGTATAGGTTGTCCAATTGGTTCATCAAATATTGCGTATCCATCTAATGCTTTGTAAACACCACTTTCCACATGCGAACCAGTTACAAATTGAGAACCTGATTGGTATCTCCAATATCCATCTGCTTTGAAATATTTTACATTTGAATCATCAGCTGCTGCAGAGGATGTAAGGGTTGAATTTAGAATACGGCTTACATCAAAAATACCAACACTACTTATATTTGGATATTTTACTAGGGTGTAATTTTGTATTGAACCTGAATCTGATGGTGTTCCACTCCAATAGTAAAGGTCTAAATAGTATTGGAATGATGCAGATGTATATACCTGTCCACTCTCCGATAGAGTGAATATAGTAGGTGATTGTGCTAATGAACACGACGCTGGATATTGAGTTATACTAAGGGACATCTATAATCTTTTTATATTTTAACCTTTTTAGAAGGAAAAGTATTTGATGGTTATCGGGCTGCTCTCTCGTCTGCTAAACTACGGAATGCTCTTTTCAAACCTATTTCTATTACAGGTATGAAATCTTTTTCCACATATCCACCAATATACGCATCTATTGTTTTCTTTAATAAGGGGTCTTTTGATGCTTCTTCAGCAAATGGTCTTGGGTTACCAGCTCCTACGCCTGTACCATTACCCCATTCTACCCACTTACCATACTCTGCGCCAGGAGGTGCAAATTGTAAGGCTACTGTAAAAGAAGTTTGAGGTAGGTTTAAACTGGTTACACTAGCTGCTTGTTGCTGTGTAATCATATTAGAAGGTGTATTGAAAGATTGGACAGTTTTATATAAATTACCAGTCTTATAAGCAGGTTTCCAATTCCCACTTATCATATATAAGTTGGCTAGGGATTGGTAGGTTTTTGCTACATCTTCTAATGTTTTCATTAACAATCAGTTTGTACTCCTTTAACTTCTAAAGCGTTACCAGCTAAAACAACACCTGTATCACAAATATTTGCTTGGTTGAATGCTTCTAATTCAAAGGTACAAACCCATCCAGCCAAACCATTCGGCATTTCGTTTTTAAAGGCTACTGCGTTAGGTTCTGTGGTATATTCAAATGCGTTTACACCTCTATCAGTATAAGATAATAAATCGTTCAGTATAGACAAAGTATTGGCATGAATATCAAATGTATCATCCGTACCATAAAAAGGAACATCTTGCTCATTATATACTCCAATACTTTCATTGTTCTTATCTTTAGCTTTATCAGCAATTGTAAGTTGAACTTGGAACTTAATTACCTTCTCACCAAAACGAGCAGTTGTAATTAGGATATTTCCCAATGGATATTGAGGAAACTCATCATTATCTAAACCAAAATCATCACCATAAGTCACTCTCTGAATAGATGGATGATTCTTCATTATTGTTTTGAAGTAATTTACTATGTTATAATACAACACATAGTTTGTACCAATGTTATTTACTACGTTAGCCATAAGTTATTATAGATTTATTCCACCAAAATATGTGTTTCCCATATCAGGGTAGATTTGTGTTTGGTTACCAACTGATTCATAGTATTCAGGAATCTGATTAGAATATGAAATCAAATAGTTCTGCATTCTTGTAGCGTAGTAATCAGCGTTGTTCATAGATTTTTGTAAAAGGTAATCTACTTCGTTTTTAGTTACTGATTTTGCTGTTTCTGTTTCATGCTTAACTGCACCTTCACTTTTGAATTGCACACCAGAGAATGGAAGATATTCCACCACAGCGTACCATATAAGAGTAGGTTTGATATGTTCCTTCATTAAGTCCTGATAGTAAACATCCAATTGATTAAACGTACCATTCGCAATCTCTAATTGTAACTTATCAAACAACACAGTACCTAAAAGATTTAGGATGTATTTGTCTTGTGCAGTTCTCACAAAGTTTAACAATCTATCTGCATCTATTGAACCTTGCAGTGGAGTGTTTTTTATAATATCGTTTCTTGTTATAAATAAAGCGTATGCCATATCAATTATTTTTTATATGTTTCAAAGTTTTTAGAGAAATTAGGATTACTTTTTTGGAAATCCATTAAGGTTTCAGTTTGGATATTCTCATCCACTGCTGATGGGTTATCCTCTATTTCAGCTGGGTTTTCAGATTGTTCGTTAATATCATCCTGAACTTCTTCAACACTTTGTCCTGTTTCTTCTGCTGTTTCAGATAAGATTACCAATGGAGTTAATTGCTCAAAATACAATTCAGTATCCGTATATCCACCTTCTGCTAAAGCATCTGATAAGAAGTTTATGATTAGGTTTTGGAATGGATTAATCGTCATTGTTTGTAAGATAGAGTAAGCTGTTTTCATTTCCTCTGATTGAGAACTAAATCCATTAGATACAGTTCTGATACCAAATAATAATGGTGATGTTACTCTATGTCCAACTAAGATTCTATCTTGTGCGTATTCTGCAACATATTTGTATTTGTCATGCAAATTATCAGTTGAGATTACATCAATCGTTGGTTTTCTTTCTGGGTCATCGTTAAATGAAATCATAAATCTACCAGCATTTCTAGTGCCTGTAAACTTAGATTCAATCAAATCTTCAATCGTATCTCTTTCTTCAGGAGCTGGAATACCATTGTTCATATTAACCATCACTAATGGTAAGAAACCATTCTCAATGTTGTTAAGATGTAAGTTAGATAATTCAGCTTCAGCAAATGAGAATTGTAAAGCAGGAATCCAATCAGGCAATGCGTAATAGTATTTGCCAGGTGAATAATTCTTTATCCAAAGTATTTCCATCTTTTGATTTGATGTACCAAATGCTGGAATCTTTTTCTTATTTCTTTGTGCTTTATGGTCAGCCCAATCAATACAATAGAAATAATTTTCAATCTTTGGTTTATCGTATAGTTTCTCCGCTCTAAAGTTTTGTACAGGAGCATGATACATTTTGATTATCTTACTATGGTCATCGTTCCAATAAACTTGGAAACAAGCATTACCATACAACTTCAAATCAAAAGCTACTCTTTTAATTTCTTCTTGCGGTATTAACTTACCTAAAGTTTCTTCAAATCCTTTATTCTTAGTGTACAATCCTTTGCCATATATCAAATCAGCAATACCTTCAATACAAGCTGCATTGGTTGTTGAGTTGTTATACGCATCTATTACGTTTTGGAAGAAATCATCAGGTCCAATAACACCTACCGGCACCCATTGGTATCTTGTCTTTGTATCTTCCGTTATAACTGGAATGTCTTGTTGTGTAAGATTAACTACACTAAAGTTTTGATTCAATTTCATATTAGTCTAAAATTATATATTCATTATCTGTCACATTACTAATGTACACATCTTCTAATGGTATCTGATTAACGTAATTTGTTTTATCCAAAGGCTGAGTAGTAAATACATTAATACTACCATGCCATATTGAGCAAGTTGTATCTGAAATGTAAGCCCTATATTCATCACCAACACTTGCCGATACCAATGTAGGTACTTGCGAAGCAGTGAAAGATAGTTTACTTTCGTAAGCATCATAAGAATAGCTTGATAGAGAAGCTGATGTATTAACCAGCGTTATCATATCTTGCAAATGTAATGTAAGGTTAGAACTTCCAGTTGGTTGTGTTCTGAATGTCCATACGTTGTTACTAGATGAGTAGTATGTAAGCATTATCTCGTCTTTATGTTTATAATTTAACAATTTTAGAAACAATTATAGTGATAAGCATAAAAAAGGGTAACACTTAGTGCTACCCTTAATTCTTTCATATCTATACTGAACGGATTATGCTCCGTAAACTACAGTTGGGGCGTCAGTTACGGCACCGAATGGGTTACCGAAAGTAGAACCTGATACAAATCCTGCTGGGAACTGCTCTTGTCCAGTGAAAGTGATTGAATAACCATAAAGGTCACCCAATGTTGCACCAGTCTGAATAGTACCTGCAGTTACATCAGCACCTTCTCTTTCACCTACTAACAAGGTATCCCCTGCCATAGTGTGAACGAAGATTTGTGGTCTACCATAAGCCATCAACTTTAATTGAGTTGTCATCTCATTTGTAAGCTTCTTTAAGTTCAATACTAATTCTTGTGAGAAGAAAGTAGTACCATTATCTCTAGAAGTGTTTACAGTTTCAGTATAGCTTGAGTTACCTTTTAATTCGTAGTAGTATGCGTTCACACCAGCCATGTTCAAATCGGTAATTAAATCACCAGATTTTACTACTGAACCAGTTTGGTAGTTTACAAAGTAAACTCCTGCCAATCCACCTACGCTTTCTTTACAAGGTTCTTGTCTTCCAAGTGTTAAATTACAAGCCATAGTTTTAGTTTTTTTAAGTTGTTCTTTTTTTGTTTTTAAGATATTAGAATGAGAGAGGGAATTTCACCCTCTCATTACTCATTCAATATATTAATAGTTCTTATGGATAGCGATGTCACTACCGATACCATATTGAGTACCAGCTGTGTATCTCATAATGATTCTATAATTTTGAGAACCATCTAAGTTAGCCATGTCTAATACTCTTACTTCGTTATGGTCACTCAATAAACCTGTTCCGAAGAATAAGTTTGATTTTTGAGCTGCTACCATAGATGAAGCTGCAAGACCAGGACAGAATGCCATCTCAATACCGTTAAAGTTCAATGGCTTCTCCCCAACATTAAGTTGATTATTAAAGCCGTTCGCCCCTTGTGCTCCACCAGCTAATGCTTGTTGATAAGCCTTAACTACGTTAGTTGGAACGTAAATCATCAAGTCTTCCTTACCATATACTTCAGCAGGGATAGCATCAACTAATGCATTTAATGCAGTTAATACGTTTGCAGAAGTGATAGAACCAGAAACTGAAGAAGTTACAGGTGCGTTAGTACCACCAGCTACTACTGAAGAACTCAATGCGTTGTAGATACCACCGAATTCACCGTTAGTTGCAGATGCTCCTTGCCAGATAGAAATTTCAGTAGCTTGTGCCACTTTTCCACCTACATAAGAGATTAAGAAATCGTTGAAGTCTTTTGGAATCTCATCAAATGCGCTATAGCCCAATTGTAAAGCTTCCCAAGAATCTACGAACTCTTGCTTACATAATTCAAGGTTTACTTGAAGTTCTTTTGGTTCAAGGATTCTTTCAGTAAGAGCCACTGTACCAGAAGTTGTGAAGTTACAAGATGCATCGTTTACAATGCTATCAACTGCAATCTTTTGGATAACACTCTTAAACTTCACATTCGGCATGATTGTGATGTATTGGTTATCTAAAGTTTTTGCTGATAACAACGCTGCTGCAATGTACTTCCCAGCGAACTCACCTGCATAAGTTGTAGTGATTGCTGGTTGTGCGAAATTTTGTTGTTTTCTCATCTTTAAATGATTTTGTTTGTTTTATTTATAAAGTTTAGATAAGAAAGAGTTTTGTGTATTAGCTACATTACCTTTCTTATTCAATTTTACTCCGTTTGATTTTGGTGCGTTTTCATCAATTGGTGCTCCATCCAATTTAGGAAGTTCTTCTTCATCTTCATCAGTTACTGCTGCCATAGCAACATCACCAGGTAATGGTTCTGCTTCTACTTTCTCAGCTTTCTTTCCTTCAGAGATTTCTTCTTCTTTAACTCCTACCATTTCGTTGTATTTCTTTTCTAATTCTTCAATTCTGTATTGAAGTTTAGTTACAACTGCTTTCATGTCCTCATCTTCAGAGATTGGTTCAGCAGTTTCTTCAGTTGCTACTTCTTCTTCATCACCCATGTCACCACCAGCGATTGATTCCATTTCAACTTCTTTCTCATCATCAGCTAATTCAACGTTTTCTCTTTCAGTGATTTTACCTTCAGCATCCACCATAATCTTAATTCTAACATCGTTTCCTTCGCTATCTCTTAAGATTACTTCATGTTCGCCTGCTGGAGCTGGAGATTTACCATCTTCAGTAACTACATCTACTGATTCACCAACATCAAATGTAGGAGATTCTAAGATTGTACCATCAGCAAGTTTTGCGTAAGTAAATAACACTTCCTCTTTTGTAAGAGATAAAGTTGTCATTATCCTTTTTAGTACTTCTGTTGCGTTCATATTATTTGTATTTTAGTTATTTAACAATTGTATATAAAAATATAGTAATTTTTATGTATGTGATATTGGAATAAATTGTCCACTAGCAGTAAAAATGTGTTGAGTATAAAATCCATCATTTAATTCTCTAGTTGTAACTTGTCCACCAGTAGCTTGTTGAATACCTTTATAGAATATTACAACTAAGCCACTTCCACCACCTCCAGTATCAAATGATGATGTATATTGATTTGGTACTATACCATATAATCCTCCACCGCCACCACCTGTGTTTGGTGTTCCGTTTTGTGGTCTTCTACTAGATGATATATCTCCAGTCCATGTACCATTATCACCACCACCACCAATGCCGCCTTTCCTAAATCCTATTGGTGTACCACCAGCTCCACCACCAGCAATACTAACACTACCTGAATCAGGGAATGAGCCAGAATCAAATCCTAAAATTGGAATACCAACGCCACCTTGAGAAGAAAATGTTACGGTATTTGAATTACCATCAAGGCCATTTCCACCAGCACCAGCTCCACCTCCACCACCTGCGTAGTTAGATGGGCCAGCAGTTCCACCTATTGAACCTGTATTAAATAAACCTATGTTAGGTCCACCTTCACCATCAAATTGAGAGCCACCACCACCAGAGCCTCCTTTATTACCTTTTGCACCAACACCGCCATATCCAGCCATACCACCACCATATCCAATAATATCTTCTAGTGTTACATTATCTCTAAAGTAAGAATTACTTCCACTTCTATTTGATACAGTTGGCGGGTCAGAGTCCCATCCATTACCAGATATAGCATTGTATGCATAATAACCAGAAGAACTTGCAGCTACATGAACTGTATATGTTTTTTGGTCATTTATTAAATAAGAAGGAACATATTGAACGCCACCGGCGCCGCCACCTCCACCAATATCAGGAGAGCCTGCTCCACCACCACCTACAACTTGTAGCTGAATATAAAATTCACCAAATGGTAAAGGAGGTGCTTTTCTTAAAGTTCTATCTCTTTGAGAGCCAATTATGTTTAAATTGTAATTTAACATAAGATTATTTTAATGCTATAATGCTACCTGCGGTTGTTGAACCTGAAACAGCTGCAATTAAACCTGGTATGAATCCTGATGCTGATACGAAAGTTAGTATTGAACCATCTGCAGTTCTTACAACTAAATTTCCTATTTCTCCAACATATAATCCACCAGCTACATATCCAAATCCAGTTTCAAACGCTGAGCCAGTTACTCCAAATACTGGAGTTCCACCTGTAAATTGTGGGTTAGTAATATACGAATTTTGTGATTCTAATTTCATATTATTTGTTTGTTTTATTATTTAACAATTATAAATCTTTTTTTATTGATTATATGTTTCCAAACCTATACTGAAAGTATTCATAGTTTTGTAACCATTCTGAATCGGTTAGTTTTCTATTATAAACAACTGTAGAGGCCACATATCCATAATAAGGTTTTATTCCAAATGCTGTACTTCCTTCCATATATGCAGTACCAGTTGTAGCAACATTCCATTGAGTACTTCCAGATAAAGATTGTTTTTGAGTATTCATCCATACATCAATACCATTGTAGGTATTTGTTCCGTTTGTAGTATATCCTACTAAATTCCATTGATTATATGGTATCTCACCTAATTGAGTTGCTACTGATTGAGTTGTAGTTCCTTTTAAAGTTTCTATTTTTAAATAATTTAAGCTACCACTCGTAATTTGAAAAAATAATCTATCATCACCTGCACCACCAGTCCATACAATATTATTATCTAAACTTGAAGACTCTTTTGGATATATAAATGTCATTACAGTTCTAGCTCCTGTTCCAGCTAAACTAGCAGAAGTAAGAGCACCTTCAGCTGGTCCTGCAATATATGTACATACTGATGCTGAACCTGTAAAGTTAAGGTATTGTGGTGGTGTTGTTGAATAGATAGTTTGTGATAAGGATGCTGTTAGAGCTGTTCCGCTAGGAGTTACTTTAGCTCTCCATTGAGTTGAACTAGCTGAATAAGCTGCATCAAAGTAAAGTGTTAAACCTGATGTAACTAATGATGGCGCTGTTGATATTACATCGCTCATTCTATTGCTACCTAACATCACATCATTTACTAATGTATTTCCTATATAAACAGTTTGCATATTATTAAATTTATCCAGTGTAATTAAATGTTCCTGATGTTGTAAATGTATGTACAGTAAATCC